TATAGTGCATTTGTTGCTGATCCGGAAGTGAATCTCCTTGCGTGCTTAACAGAGATAATGACCCAATGCCAATTCAAATGAAAAAAAATAAAAGTTGGTTAGTTGAACCTGAATGTATAAATGATGGGTGTGGAAATAAAGTACATACCAGAAGGATTAACAAAAATAGGACCCGAGATGTTAGGTCAGAATGTTATAAATGTCATTTGGGAGGTAGAAAACGACCCGGTGTTACTCCACATAAAAAAGAATATTGTGAAAATATAGATGGTCGATTAGGATTTGAATGTACAGCAACTATTATAGATGGATGTCAATTAGATTTGGACCATATTGACGGTGATAGATGGCATAATGTTCCAGAAAATGTACAAACATTATGTGGTAATTGTCATTCTATGAAAACAAAATTTTCTGGAGATTCTAGAAATAATAAACAATCAAAAACTTTGGAAGAATTTAAAGAAAGTAGCACTTTAGTGGCTTATTTTAAATGAGTATTCAAGTAAGTGAAGAATTGGTTAATGAGGTTTATGAGGAATGGATAGGAAGGGGATTCCCAGACTATCCAAAAGACCTTAAATGGCGTCAGAAGGAGTTTAATAAACTAATTAAGTTCGATAGATCCACTCTTTTTAAACCAAGAACAAAGACTGTGGGTTCTTCTGCCCACGGTCTTTCTTTGGCTTGGAGTTATATGACACATCATTGGGATATTAAATGTGGCACGATGAAAACTCCTATAGAGATTTGGAATGATGAGGAGCATCTGAAGAAAGGTATTAAAAAAATATTATCTGGCACTTTCTTTCCAAAAAGAGAACATCATATGATATCAATTTTGGACATGAGGGCAATGCTCAGTCGGTATTCTGGTACACAGGTCGTTTCTAATTTTAGACCCACAGCAGCCGCCTTATTATATGATAAGTTTATAGAAAAGGAATCTTCCTTATTCGGTACAGATTCTGGAGTTGTTTGGGATATGAGTTGTGGTTATGGAGGTCGTTTGTTGGGCTCTATTACAGCCAATATTAATTATATTGGTACTGATCCATGTACAGAAACTTTTGAGGGACTGAAGGAGATGCGCAATGATTGGGGTAATAAGAAAAGGACGATAGAATTACATAAGCTCGGTAGTGAAGTTTTTAGGCCAGATAAAAACAGTGTAGATTTTTGTTTCACCTCACCACCTTATTTTGATTGGGAGAAATATTCTGATGAAGATACACAATCATATAAGAAGTATGATACTACAGAACTTTGGGTGGAGGAGTTTCTAAGGAAAACAATAGAAAATTGTTATTATGGGTTAAAGCCCGGTTCTATTTTAGCATTGAATGTTGCTGATACAAAGAGAATTAAAAATTTTGAATCTGAAACTGTGCGCCTAGGAAAGGAAACTGGCTTTAAACTTACAGATACTTGGCATCTTCAATTATCTTCACAAACAGGAAAACCCAAACATGAGCCAATTTTCTTTTTTAAAAAATGAAACACGCAACTACAGAAGATTTTGAAAAAGTTAAAGAGATTTTCTATCAATATAGAGATATATTTCCTCACATTAGAACTGATTTTATAAAGCGTGAGATTGCAGCTAATCGTTGTATTTTTGAGAATGGGGTTATTATCACTTATAAGATTTATAAACGTCCCCAGAAAATAGGTACGGTCTTGGCTCTCAAGGATCATTGTTTGCTACAGCAAATAGTTAAGGATAAAAATGATGAGAAAGCAAATGCAGCGAAAACTTTACAATGTTTTTTTGATTACATTAATACATTAGTTTGGTTGTCCGTGCGTAGAGATAATATTGTAGCCAAAAGTTTTTATACAAAGATGGGAATGTCTTTAGTGGGAGAGCACAATTGGTCTAAAGGATCTTTACCAGGTGATGTTTATCTATATAAGAATGAAGGAAGTTTAGTTTGGCTATGAAAAATCAAGAACCTCCATACCAATTAAAACATTATCTTAATGCTATCAATCATCAGAAAATTGATTTGATGGATAGTGAAGATGAATTTTGGGAAAAGAGATACCCTGCCTTTATAGTAAACAAGGCATTATCTTCTTTCCCAGATTGTATTTTGTTTGTTAATGAAATGAATAAAATGCATCACCTTGATAAGAACCTTCAATTTCAATTTTTACTAAATAGTATAAGACTTAAAAAGAGATTTAGTAAGTGGATTAGGTCTAACAAGATTAAAAATCTTGATTATGTTAAAGAGTATTATGGTTATAGTAATGAAAAGGCTAGACAAGCTCTTGATATATTAACTAATGAACAAATTGATTATATAAAAAAAATAATAAGTCGAGGTGGAAAAAATGGAGTTGGTGGAATGGGATCCAGGATTGATGTTAGAAGTCCGCCTAAAGGATCCGGATGATTTTCTAAAAATTCGTGAAACATTATCCCGCATAGGAGTATCTTCTCGCAAAGAGAAGAAGTTATACCAGTCTTGTCATATTCTACACAAACAAGGTCTTTATTTTATAGTGCATTTTAAAGAATTGTTTGCGCTGGATGGAAAGCAAGCAAATTTGTCGCAAAATGATGTAGAGCGCAGAAACGCTATAACAAAATTGTTAGAAGAATGGGACCTTTTAGAGATTGTTGGTATAGCTGAACCGAGAGCACCGTTATCTCAAATAAAGATTTTATCTTTTAGGGAAAAGGACGAGTGGGTCTTGGAAACAAAATATAATATTGGAAAGAAACGTGATGATTAAATTATTGAGAATGCAAAGTGGTGAGGATGTATTAGGAGAATTGTATGAAACTGAAACGAGCTATCGTATAGAGAACCCTGCCGTACTAATGCCTATGCCAGACGGTAGAGGAAATACAATACAGATGGGTATGGTGCCATGGCAGCCTTTTAGTAAAAGTAAAGAGTTTTCTATTGCAAAGGATTGGGTAGTAACTGTATCAAACCCCTCTCAAGAAATTGAAGATAACTACCGTAGAGTTTTTGGTTCTGGTATAGCAGTACCACAGCCAAAAGTTTTAATGGGATAATAAATGACAAATTCATTTTCAATGGTTCGTAAAGCCAGAGGAACTTTGGCTGAACAGAAAAAAGAATCTAAAAAACCAGATATAGACTATCGGTTGTTGGTTATTAGCAATAAACCTGACAACAATCCTTATTTCCATACTGTTCAAAGACTTTTAGATGAAGCAAAAAAACTTGGCATTCCAGCTTATGTATTGATGGCGGAAATAGCAAATATTGCTGATGGCCAAGTTTGGAACTCTGGAGATGAAAAAAATAAATTTAATATTTCATCTGATGATACTATTACTATTGTTCGTGGTTCTGTTGCTCGCCGAGACGCATATTTAGACTTAATTTCCCAATTAGAAAAACTAGGTATAGTAGTTGTAAATAGTAGACAAACAGTACAAATGTGTGCTGACAAATATTGGTCATCTTTGCGTTTTGCTGATAATGGTATTCCAACTCCAAAAACAGCTCTAGTACAAAGTGAAGAAACTTTACAAGCATCATTAGATATTATTGGAGAAGAATACCCAATGATATTGAAAACTCTAAAAGGATCAAAAGGTATAGGAGTTATTTTTATTGAATCTAAACGCCAATTAGTTTCTTTGATACAATTGCTTTGGAAAGAAGATGATTCTACAGAAATACTTTTACAAACATATATTGAATCAGATTTTGATGTAAGAGCATTAGTTTTGAATGGCAAAATTCTGACTGCAATGCGTAGAGATGTTTTAGAGGGAGATTTTAGAAGCAATTATTCGCAAGGTGCTAAAGTTAAAGAATATAAGTTAAGTTCCGAAGAAACGGAAATATGTATTAATGCTGATAAAAGTGTTAATGGTATATACACCGGAGTAGATTTTGTTAAGAATGGTAAAGATATTTTTATATTAGAGATAAACAGTTCACCTGGTACTGAAGGTATTGAAGAAGCAACTGGTAGAAATTTAATTAAGGAACTATTAGTTCATTTTAAAAATAGAAATAATTGGAGATGGCAAGCTACAGAAATTGGGAGATTTGAATTAATTACTTTAGAAGGTGTTGGTAACATTGTTGCAAATTTTGATACTGGTAATAGTGCAAGATGTATTATTCATGCTGACAAATATGATGTAAAAAACAATATAGTGACATGGGAAATACAAGGGAAAAAATTTAAAAATAAACTTATTAAAATGACAAAGTGGGAAAGAGGTGCTCTTGCAGCTGAGGTTATAGAGAGACCGCTCATATTAATAGATATTACATTTGATGGAACTGTATATACAGATGTTAAATTTGCTATAGATGATAGAACTGAAAAGAGAACAAAATGTTTAATGAACCAAGATTTTATGAAACGAAGTAGAGTTATGGTTAACCCATCTAGAGCATTTGTGGCAACATTTGCACCAGACCATGGTTTAAATCCAGATGGTTCTTTTAAGACGGGAGCCTTTGACTTATTTTAATTTTTATGTTATAATAGATGCATGAGTGATTTTTATATTAATGTATTGCAACGAGCTGATAAGCTCCTTGTCCGTGAATTTAAAGATGGTAAGCGAATAAAACACAAGGTCAAATATCAACCGACCTTTTATGTTCCTGTGCAAAAAGAAACAGAGTTTAAAACTCTCACAGGTCATTATGTGGCTCCGTATAAGTGTGAATCTATTTACGAAGCTAAATCTTTTTTAGAAAAATACGACGAACAACCAAATTTGGTTTTCGGCATGGAGCGTTTTCCATACACATGGATTGCTGAGAATTATGATGGTGTAGTTGATTGGGATATGAATAAACTTTTTA